CTTGCCCCCGACACTTCCTCCTACCTTCAGATGGTAGGCTCTCAAGTGTTGTGTTCGGCCGCACACCTCATGATGCACACCACCCTTAAAGGTGTTGTGTTTACCGTTCTCGAATTCCTCTACCGAACTTGCTCTCCCCTTTTGGGAGGTGTGACACTTTCGTCCATCTTCCAAGAGTATGTTTGGCCCCTACTCGAATATTCCTACACCCTCTCCGCCTCCCTTATCTCAAAAGTACGTAATGGTATGCGCCCTGAGTCGACGGAACACGTCCAAGCCCGCATGGACTCACTTGATGAGTTCTCCTGGGCCGAAGCTGTTCCGCTCGGCGCCGGCGTAGCCAGCATTATTGCTGCGCTGGTATCCGGAAACAAACTTGTGGCCTCTGCCTCAGGTTTCAAGGAATTTAAGAGGTGGTCCGACCTCGGTTCCGGCTTGTCAAAAACTAAAGCTGGCATCACCACCGTCGTCGAGTTCGCTTCTTGGATTATGGAACACACCCGAACCCTGCTCATGCAGTACTTCCCTAGTGCTGCTGTCACCACCCCCCTCGCCCAACAATTCGCCCTTCATAGTATCGACATTGTAGCGTACATGAACGAGGCCACTGCTATGTGCAACCCTACCGATGCCGACGCAGTCCTTCGTTCTCCCCAAACTCCTGGAAAACTCGTGGAGCTAGTGCGAGTGTCCGCCCTTGTGCAGATACTCGATGCTGACTCTAAAGTCAAAATTGCCTCTCCCGCCCGGCAGGCTCTTGTCGACATTCGTCGCAACCTGCTAACCTTTGCCCAAAACTTTTCCTCTTCCCGTGCTGCCGCTTCAAAGCGCCCCACTCCCTTCCACGTCTCTCTTGTAGGGAAATCTGGTGTTGGTAAATCCGACATCATTAACTCTCTCATCAACGACATTACCGACCCCCGTTGGTTTATCGAACCCGTTGATCGAAATGAGGACGGACGCGTGTCCATCTACGCCCGTTCCGCCTCAGACCCTTACTGGAGTAACTACGCTGGCCAGACAGCCGTCATCCTTGACGACTTTGGTCAGTCCGCCCAAGACACCCCTGCAGACTCTGAGTACCTCGCTCTCATTTTCATGCTTTCTGGTGTTGCTTACATGCCTCGAATGGCCGCTGTGAGCGACAAAGGACGTCTCTTCACTTCACGTCTTGTTGCATCTACCACCAACGTGGAGTTCCCCACCTCCATGTGCGTCAAGACCAACGCTGCCCTGTGGCGTCGCCGAAACATTCTTGTGGAAGCGATTGCCGCGCCTGGCAAGACCCTGGACGATCCTGATCGACTCTCCTTCAATATCATGAACCCTTGTCCTCTCAATTCAGTCGGCGAAGCCGTGTCTGAAGTCATCTACATTCGTCAACACATGAAGTACGACGAACTCATTGCCTACATTGTGCCCCAATTCAATGCCTTCGTAGCTCGCGACGTTACTGCCGTTACGAAGAAGTCTAACCTCTCCGAACAGGGAACTCTTTCCCTCCTGCAAATGGCCAACCCTCTAGCCCAACAGGTCAATCCCACTCCGCACATTGCGCAGACTTCATCTGCTGCAGTTGCCGCCCTCACAGCCAACCAACATTGCTATGTGGGCGTTCCCCCCGTTCCTATTCCCGCTGAAGAAGACTTTCTCTGCCCGTGTTGCGATATCGTCCAGTCTAACTTGGCGTCCATCTGCTGCACTGAAAACGACGAATGGCACCCCGCTGCCTTCGGTGTTCCCGAAAACATCTATGGCCCTGCACGGTCCAAAGCCTGTGCCTACTTCAACCACTCCTCTGTCACCCCTGACTACTTCCTGCACAAGTTTGAGGAAGCTACCCCTTACCATCACTATGCGGTTCTCCAAGCCGTTCAAGCCCGTGACATCCGACTCGACCTCTCTCAGGTTGGAGATCGCCGTGTGCGCGACTACCTGCGAAAGTTTCATTCACTGACGCACAACATCGCCTACGTGGCGGATTCCCCCACCGACCCCAACGGATATTATCCCGTCCCCTTCACCTGGGCTCAGATGAAGAAGGTCTGGAGCGTCCTGTACGTCCTCCGGAAAAACGACTTGTACCAGTGGTGTGAAGCTTCGGCTCCCCCCCGTTCCAACAATTCCTATGCTGAGATTCAAGCTCTCTGGGAAAACCATCTCCCTGTCCCCATGGCTGTTAATATGCATGCCATGGAAGGCATGGTTGTCTTTAACGACCGTGCTCTAATTGAACGACGTGAACTTCTTGCTGAACACATTCCCATCGCCCAACTCACCGCCTACTACTCCATGTCCCAAGGCCTTTTCGGTTCTTTCTGCAGCACTTCTGATGCTGTTGCTAAAGCGCTGATCTGTGAATACCTCGAACATAAAGCTCGCCGCTCCACTCCCACCGTAGTAACCGGACTCGTTTCAGGTGAAGAAGTTGCCAGTGCTGACGACCAAGATCGCGTCGCCCAGTGGAATCTCTCCGAGTCTATCCCTTCGGCCGTCAAGCTGATTGTGACAGGACTCGCCTGTGCCACCGCTGGCCTTGCCACCTGGAAAATCTACAAGTGGCTCGCTGCTGAAAGCCACACCATCACCACCACTGATGCCCTCGGCAACGTTGAAGAGGTGCGCTGCGCCGTCCGTAAGAACTTCAAAGGACTGTGCGCCGATCTCATTCTCGGAGCCGTTGCTGCTGCTGCCACCGCTGCCTTCGCCACCAACCAAGGTGCAGAACCCTCTGCTGCTATCCGTGTAGCTCAAGAAAGCTTCGGATACGACACTCGTGCCAAGTTTCTCCGTCAAGGAAAGACCGCGCGAGCCACCATGCACTCACTCCAAACCGAAGTGAGCGTAGCAGTTGATGAGGTAGTTTCGTGCTTTACCCAAAAGCTCAAGGCTGCCAAAGTAATGACCCCTGAACAACTAGCTTCGTTTGAACGAGAAGCTTCTGCTGCCGTCACCAAGGTCTTTGAGAAAGAAGCCCTGCAACACGGATGTTCCGACAACCGCACGCAGGATACCATTGAATATCGCTTCAAGACCTCCAACGCCATTACCATCACCTGAACCCGTAACACCGGAACCTCAGCCATCACCAATGGCTTTGGCATACGGGGCAAGCTTGCCCTATTCCCCTACCACGTTTTCCACGACCTTGCCCAAGGTGAAGAGAC